AACCTTGACTACCGGTTACACCACGACAATACCACTTAATACCAGGCATCGGGTTAAATAGTTTGGCTTTGACACCATCCTTTGTAACCATCTTATCACCTTGTACCTGTGTAATCTCCTTTTCCAGGAGGTTCCATCCACCATTTACTTCCTGGTTACCGGTTGCGGTGTTGGCATTGTTTTGTAGTGCTACTGCACCGATACGAGATTCAACATTCACTTCTGCAAGTTTCTTCTGTAGCATGTACGGTGTTATAAGCACCATAACTATTCCTCCGTTTCAGTACCATCTTCTGATACTTCTTCTTCAACTGCCATTTCTTGTACTTCCACGTAACGTGATGGTGGAGCACTCTCCAAGGTTAGACTGGTTACACGTTCTTCCTGATTACCACTCTTACTAATATAGTAAGGTCGATTCTCAATACCCAGTTCGGGGATTGTGAGTTTCACCCAGTTACCGGCATTATATTCTTTGCCTAGTATGCACTTCAAGTCAATACTATGATTATGACCCCGTTGTGCTACCTGCAAGACCTGAGCCTTGTTGGCATCATCAACTTCAGCATCCATAGGTACCTCACCAAAACGTTTAATCAAGTAATTGTCTTTAACAGTACCATTCACATTAGGAGTGTTACTATCATAATCCACCATATTAACACTGTTACGTTGAATACGATTAGTGCCCAATGCCACAGCAGTATTCGGATTAGTTCTACGAATACCTACAGTGTCACCACTAAGGTCTATTTCAACACCGAGCGGATCCCAGTCACTGCACACCTGCTTGATAAGTTCCAGGATATTCCCTCCACCACCCTGTTGATTACCAGTACCAGTACTGCTTGTACCTGCTTTACCACCATTCAACAGTTTAACAAAACCGTTACCTAGTTCTTCAGCATTTTTACCTTCAACAAATCCTATGCAACGTTCAAATTCGTTACTGATTTGTTGCCATGTTTTTCCGATGATTTTCTTCTTGATAGGTTGTAGACAAGCAACATTCGAGAAGGAATCATCCCATGCATTCGGAGGAAGTTTGTATGTTTTAGGATTCCATTTATTGTAGTCAGACCATGCAGCAGTATACATGGGGAAGCAGTACTTCCTTGCATGGTAGTACCCGTCGAATTTTCTTCCCCATTCTCCTGCTTTTGCTGTTCCCCATTCAAAGTCCGAAAATGTGCCGGGACATTGTCCTCCTGCGATTTGTACCATAATGTCTGCTGTGTGTCTTTTCATGTGTCCTTGTATTGCATTGTCCCCAACACCAGCATTAACTACATCATGGCCTGCTTTTTTTACTATGTCACAGAAGGTGGCTAATCTTTTCTTATCGGAACTGTAACTGGTTATGTTGTCGCTCCCAATATGTATACTAGCCATATTCTTCTTCCTCCTCAGGGTAATCATCACTATCAGGTGGAACATAGGCCTCTCCCTTCATGTATTCATAAGGGCATAGATATTCAAATGCCACATCCTCATCGACATCAGGGTCAAGGTTCCACCGGTAATAATAGGCATTTTTGGCCGTGTCTACTTTCTGATTATCATATGTTACTGGGTACCCAGTGTTGTTAAGGTATATTGTTTGTGTTGGTACTGTGTACTTGTATAGGGTGGTGCCGTTTACTGTGATTTCTTCTTGATTTGCTACTGCTTTGGAGTAGTCGGTTACTCGTCTTAGTTCGGGTTTGTGGTAATGTTCGAGTATGTGTTCCAGTTCATAGGCTGATTTTTCCATACTCATAACAACTCACCATACTCACGGGCAAAATCAATATCTTCTAGCCCTGCAAACTCACCGGTTTCCATGTCAAAAACCATGCTTGGGACTTTATTACACCAGGGGTATGTTACAACAAAGTCATGCCCATTGTCAATCATTTTATAACATTCTTTGAAGAATATGTCATAACCAATTATCCCCTCATCTTTTAGTTCTTCGAGAGTTATATGGTTTGGTAAGTTTTTTTCTATTTTTTGTCGTAATTCTTCATCAATCATGATTAATCAAACTCCTAAAATTTTTTTTATTGGTTTTATATTATTTTTGCCATGGTCCGCCATTCATAGTCAGATTATTACAAACATAACCACCATAAAGAGAACTAGTATACCCGGAAGGGAAACACATGTCAAAACGATAAACTTTGCCATTGACCTCAATAACATTCACATAATGACCAAGGTCTCCTCGTACCCAGTGGTAGATACCACACCGGACACCATGAACATCACATAGTGCTTTGATTAACCGGGCATGGTCTGCACAGTTTGCATGTAGTTTTCCGGTTTTTTTCCAAATCTTTGTCGGGCAATACCAATGGTTATAGTGACTGTGATATGATCTTCTGCTCCAACAATCCTGTATTACTTCTTTGATGGTCATGTCTTTCGTGTCCTGTGCATAGTTAGCATTACTATTACCAATCTTAGTATTGCCCCCATTGCGGTCAATGTTCCAATCCATACGTGAGAATGTGTTATTATCTGTACAGTCATTGTTGCTCATTTCTACAAAGTCTTTTCCCCCACTTCCAGTACTGGTTGTGGTGGCTTCTGCTTTTGCAGCTTTCACAGTATACTCATCATCAGATAAACCAGTAAGGTCAATATTAGCCTTCAAACCAGCCATCTCAATCAACTCCTTCAACAACACACTACGTTTAGCAGTCTTCTCATACTCCACCTGCATATTCAAGAAAGCAGTATAACCAGTAAGAGACAATTCAAGTACCATTAGGTCATCATTCTGATTCACCTTAACATCACTAATATACCCCTCATGAGAATAAACAAGTTCATCCTCAAGGAACAGGTCAAAGTGTGTTTTCTGCAACTTACGAACATGATCCAACTTTTCCTGACTGAAAGGTGTCTGAACAGTCACATCATGAGTTAATCCTTCTATATCATCACTGGTACTGTAACTGTTAAATTCAGTTATGATGTAATCCTTGTTCTTTGTATCCTTTGTTCCTGTTGCACTGTTACTGGTGGTACTGGTACCTTGTAACTTTGCACAGGTTTTAGGACCAAACTGACCATCAGGGTCATTACCCTGAGCTCTTTGAAGTGCCTTAACTGCCTTAACAGTGTAGGTTCCATAGTCACCGTCCACTTGTCTGGAGTAGTAACCTCTCGCCTTTAGGATTGTTTGTAGTTTCTTGACATCGTCTCCTTGACTGCCTTTGTTAAGGTTTATCTTGGAACAGTCAAAGTTAGTGTCGGTACTGATACTTCCATCACTGCTAACTGTTTTCTTACCAGTTGCAGAGTCAATACTTGTCTCCGGTAGCACAACCACATCAGGTTTTACTGTTAGCCTGGCTGTTATTTTTTTCAGGTACTCTGGAGTTTCATAGCCCTTGTTTGTCTTGGTGCTTGTTCCGGCTACACTTGTTCCGCTCGCTGTGGTGGCACTTGTTACACCTACTTTGTCCTTGTATGCCTTGTTAAGGTCGGGACATGTTTTAGGACCAAAGTGACCATCAGCACTATGCTTTGTTTTACTCTGAAAAGCTTTAACAGCTCTTGCAGTGTATGTACCAAAACTTCCATCAATTTGCCGTTCATAGTATCCAAGGGCTTTTAACATTGTTTGCAGTTTGGTTACTTCTGAGCCGGTGTTACCTTGTCTTAGACTTGTTTTCGGACAGTCAAACTGTAATAGGACGGGTTGTGTGTTAGCCTGTGCAGTTGTAGTTGTAGTTGTGGTAGATGTTGTTGTAGTGGTGGTACTACTGGTACTATTTGCATTGGTTGTGTTCCTGCTTTCAATTACTTGATTTAATTTCTTACAGCTTTCGGGTCCGAAGTATCCATCAACTGTTAAGGAGTATGCTCTTTGAAATGCTTTCACAGCCGTTTTCGTATAGTAACCATAGCTTCCATCAACACGCCTACTGTAGTATCCTAAGTTTTTGAGTTGTGTCTGTAGTGTCTTGACTTTTTCACCAGTGCTGCCTTCTCGTAGTGAGGTGTTGTTACAATCAAATACTGCCATAGTGTATCACCTTACTCCATAGCATGTATTCCTTGTAGGATACTGTCACGTTCCTCTTTGAGTTTACTGATTTCATCAATGAATCTGTCCTTATCCACATCAAGTGCATGTAGTAAGATTTCAATTTGATGTAATCTGTGTTCATAATAATTAGTCAATGTTTATTTCCTCCTTAGGTATAGTATTGCCCTGTGCAGGCTATTACATTCGACTTCTTTATCCTTTCGGGGTTGTACCTTGAATAGGTTGTACTTATCCATAATTATAAGACTCCTTCTCATTGGTATCATCCCAAATACTCTATAAGTGCAAGTGTAACCTTACGATAATTCACATTCTGATAAGCAAGACTCACTTCCACAGTATACCGTCCACTCTTAATAATAGTACTGGTAACCTGGCACACACGGTGCATCATCTTGTAAAACTCATTCTCAAGAATACCATACTCCTTCTTAGTCATATAACAATCAACACTATACTGTTTTGGAACCGGATAACTCTTATACACGTACTGACCACCATTCATAAGATCCACACGCTTCCATGACCCCGCATTACTAGGCTCAGTGAAAGTCACACTACTAATAACAAAGTTCAACCCATCAATGTTCAGGTTAGCATCGACATCCTTGAACTGATTCTTAGTCTTATCAACAAGATAAGGGTCTTTTTTCACAGCCTGAGCAGTTGCAACAGTATTAGCTGCACTTTTTGCAGCATTGGCTGAGGATGTAATCAGTTCATTCATACTCTTACAAGTTTTAGGACCAAACACTCCATCCGGTGTATGATTAGTTGCTCGTTGGAATGCTTTCACAGCAGCATCAGTATTATCAAGAAAATTACCACTAATAACATCAGAATAGTATCCTAACTGTTTAAGTAATGTCTGTAGTTTCTTAACCAGTTCCCCACTGCTACCTCTGCTAAGGTTGATGTTAGGACAGTCAAATTTAGTGGAATCAGTAACTGTTGCTGTTGCTGTTGTTGTTTTGTTTAGTTTAGCATTCAATGCTTGACAAGTCTTAGGACCAAAGTACCCATCCTGTGTTAATCCATTGGCTTTCTGGAATTGTCTTACCGCCCATGCAGTATAAGTACCATAACTACCATCCACCACCAGTCTATGACCATTATAGGTTACGTAATAACCGAGTGATTTAAGGTGTTTTTGAAGTAGGGTGACTTTTTCACCCTTACTTCCTTGACTTAGTTTAGTGTTGTTACAATCAAATAATTCTGCCATATGTTATACACCTCCAGTGTATAATCCATCAAGTGCATCGTACAATATTTTACGGCTTTGTTGTTGTGTAAGATTGTTACAGTCAAGTTCAATCTTATCCACATTAATTATAGTGGTATGCTCTGTACTGTTCTCTACATTACTGTTTCCAGGCATTTTCCTAGCCATACTGCTTGCAATACCCATACTATAATTAGTAGCCATAGTATTCATCAAAGCATTAGGGCCAAGCATATCAAATTGACTGATAGGTGATGTGCTGACACCCAATGGATTCATATTATCATCCCATGCACCAACAATACCCTCAGCAACAGTTGCAGCACTACTAATAGCACGTGCACCATTATCCATGATAATACCCGGTATGCTTTCAAACTCATAGGCCATCATACGTTGTATGAAACCAGGTGATGCAATACCCAGTGCACCTTTAACCGCTGCTACAAGGTCACCGATTTTACTTACTGCCACATTCTTAGCATTATCCAGGGCACTGCTGATACGGTCTTTGATTTTATCAAATTCCTGTTTTACTGCATCAGGTATCTGTGCTACTTTGTCTTTGATTCCTTGCAGTATTTGTTGTGCCTTGGTTTTTGCAGCACTGACTGCGTTACTCAATCTTTGCCGTATAGTACTTACAATCGTGGAGAATATACTACGTACTTTGGCAATAATCTGGTTAAACTTAGTTACAATCGCATGCCTTACCATGAGTGCAAGTAATCCTCCAATAGCTATAGCCTGCAAGAGCCTTTGTTGGATTGTCCTTACAACCCACATGAACACATTACGAACACCATTAACAATATTCCAGAAATGTGTTGTAATATTAGTTACAAGCATCTGCACAAGCATACCTGCCATCAAACGAGCCTGACCAAGCCATACCAGCATAACCAGGACCCCTCTCATGAAAGCCTGTGCTAAAAGTGTAGGTATACTCGTTAAAGCATCAAGTATCTGGCCCCCAAGACTCATAAAGCCCTGCACAACAGTATCAATAAAACTCATAACAGCAGGTAAAACATACGGACCAAGCTCTAACAATTTACCATATAATAATGTAGGTAACGGTGCTACGATCGCAAGAATACCCTCTGTAAGTCCACCACCAGGTACAACACTGGCACCAAGATTTGATAAAGCATCAGTAATCAGTCCACCAATGTTACCCAATGTACTCTGAATAGTACTACCTAATCCATTCACAGCATCCCAAAACATTTGAGATAATGCATTTCCGAGTTCACTGCTGGCATTGACTATAGCATCCCAAACACCTTGAAGTGCCTGCCATGCCATATCACCAAGCTGGCCAAGACCATTCATTATAGCATCACGAACAGTATCAGTGAACTGATTAAATTCCTCAGCAGCTGCCGGGAAATCAGTAAATAACTTACCAATCCATCCGACAAAGTTCATCACTACACCAGCAGCCTGACCCAACACGTCCATAAAGACACTGATCATACCGGACAGGTCACTCCACCAACCCATCTGAATACCAATAAAGTATAATGCAGTAAGTGCAGCAACAACTGCCAGGATAGGTACAATAAGTGGAGCAATTACACCGGCAAGTACACCGAGCCCCGCAGATAGTCCACCAAAAGCAGTAGTAACAAAACCAACTACACTACCAGCTGCACCAATACCGGTTATGATTCCACCAATAGTAGTAAGAACTGGAGCGATGAAAGCAAGCACACCAATAACAACACTAACTGCAGCACCAATAGCAACCAATGCTGCAATAAATGTTTTCACAGGTCCAGGCAAATCACTAAACCATTGTGCAACTTGAGTAGCGACATCAGCAACAATCTTCACAATAGGTAACAATGCTTGACCGATACTGGTCTTGAAACTGTTCCAGGCGTTGGTCATCTTGTTAACTTGCCCTTCAGTACTGTTAGCATAATCGTCTATTGCACCCTTGTTTTGGTTGTAAATATCATTCAGTAACCGTTCCTGGTCTATTTGTCCTTCAGCATTCTTATAATCTTCAAGACGTAAACCGGTCAGTTTTTCAAGTTGTCGACCTTTACCCAGGAGTGCACTTGTAACAACACCTGCTGCTTCTGCTTCACTAATACCTGCACGAGCTGCTACACCTGCTGCTGCATTCATAGCATTTTTGGACTGGTCAACACTCAATCCCATCTGAAGGAAGCTTGTCATAGCCTCACGTGTATCACCGACAGTACGGCCCACACTGGTACTGAACTCACGTGCCCAACCTTTGATTTCACTTTTCTGTGCATCCCAGTTTCCACCGTTACTGTCTACAAGTGATCCGAAACGAGTCCATGCTTGTTCACTTTTCATTGCACTTTGCACACAATCAGTGGCAAAGTCTTTACATGCATCACCTGCTCTTTTGAATGCTTGTACGGAGTCACTTCCAAGCCATTTCTGTATTTTTTCACCTGCACCTGTAACTTTTCCTCCGAGGTTGGTGAGTTTGGTTCCGGCCGTGTCGATACTGCTTCCAAGTTTTTCGGACATGGTTGATTGTGCTGTTGTGATGGCATCTTTTAGGTTTCCCAGGTTGTTTAATGCTTCTTGCACTTCCATGCCGACTTTTATCATTATGTCGTCTGCCATGTTAGTGTTTCACCCCCGTTTTCTGTTTTTCTAGTTCTTTTTCCATTTTCTCGTATTCCTTTTGTTCTGTTCGGAATTTGTTGTTATAATACATTAAGAGTAATTTTATTTCTGGAGTGAATTTGCCTCGTATTACTTCTGTTACTGTGTATCCGTGATTACGGCTTACTTCTATGTAGCATTGCATAGGATAGGAGTTAATCAAATTCTTGAAACACATTCTCAAGGTGTAAGTCGGATAAGTGATTACATTCCTGTACTTTGTTAAATAGCAGTGCAAGGTATGCAAGTGGGATATGCTCAAAGACTTGTTTCATATCCTCAACACTACTATCCTTGTTATGGAATTTGAGTTGTAATGATAGATATTCGACAAGTGTTCGTTTCTGGTTTTCCATAGTAACCCTTTTCACTTTTTCCTCCAACTCTGCACGGATAAGTATTTCCTCACGAGTAAGGGTTTCACCATTCTGAATCTTATTATATGTTCGAAGTTCATTCTCACTGAAATCCTTGAACATAGACAAATTATCAGCAACAGTAGTAATAGCCTCACTATCAAGGAGGGGGTACAAGTCAAACTTCATACGTACCAAACGATTACCAACATAATACTGGAATGGAATAACCTGAATCTCATCGTAACCATCCACGAGTTCAAGGAATGCTTTTTCATCCTCTACGAGTTGGATGTTGTCTTTCAGGTTTTTCATTGTACCAACTGGATCAACTTTTTGTATAGCTGGCCTGTATTGGTTTAGTATTTGTGCTAATTGTTCCTGTTCTACTGTGTTCATTGGGTATTTGTTGATGCATTTGATGAGTATTCTTTTTTGTTCATCTGTTACCATGTCTAATGGTATTTGTTTTGCTTCTGTTACCCAGTCAGTTTTTAGCAGTTCTTCTTCAATACTGGTAACGTCTTCAAGAGTGTCACCGGGTGTTCCTTCTTCACCTTCTGGTATTATGGGCATGTCATCAGGGAACTCCTGTGTGTATTCTTCTTCGGTTGTTGGTATTGATTCTTCATATTCTGTTGGTTTGTTCATTTTTGTGATGTCTCCATTATAATAATTAATTCTAACATATTATACTCGGGATAATTAAAAAAAAATAGTGGGAATAAGGGGCGAGTATAAAAGGGTTCCCCCCATTCCACTTGTAAACTAAAGGAAAAAATATATAAACTTTAAATTAAATGATTGTTACCGTCACGATAGGTACGTTTCATTGCAACAATTTTCACATCAAACGGTTCCTGACCTTCACCACTGATTTCCTCTACAAAACAGAAACGGTAAGCTTTGTCAAGTTTCACTGCACTGTTATCATACCTGTATGTACTGATACGAGGGTATGTTTTGAAGTATCCTTTGATTTGTCTTTCACGTATCCAGTTAAAAAGCCATCTGTGAGATTGACAACCACTTAATTCAAGACTGTACTCACATTTACCAAAGGTTGCCCAGTTAGCATCATGACTATCACTGGCATATGTCATTTCAATGTCTTGTTTATCAGTGTCTTTAACGTTTTCTGCTTTAATCTGGTAAGTTTTACCTTCCCAGTATACTTTAATGATTGTTAAATCAGATTTTATTGCTACCATATTATATCAAACCCCAATAAATTTTATACTAATGTTGTGTTAACCTCAATAGCAATCACACTTTTAACAGGCCTAATTTGACCAGTAACATTGAAAGTAAAGTTACCTGCATCAGTAGCTGTTAATTTTGTATCTGCTTTCACAATACTGCCTTCTTCTGCAAAGTCACTGATGATATTTGCTATTTCACCATTGAGTTGTGCACGACTAGCTTCATTTTCTTTTGCTTTAACAAATGCTGAACAAGTCCATGCAAGTTCACGAAGTAATGCATCAGCAGTTCTACGTGACACGAGTAACCCATCTGCACTGTCTGCTTTGAAACTGGTTGTCACTGCAAGGTTAATACGATACTGTTCTACTCCACGTACTTTTTCTGAACGTACAAAGATTACACCAAGATTCTGAAGTGTAAGCATCTGGTTGTAATCAAATTCAAACATGTTGTTAAGGTGAACATTCTCTAGTGGGGTGTAACCTGCTTCTTCATCGTATGGTGTAGCTATGATGTGGCCGAGCACTGCACCACAACAACTATCCGGTACAATCACACATACCCTACCATCACCATCACCAGATAATAAACTGGTTAATGATGCAATAACTGTAGCAGCAGGAGCCACATTCTCTGCACCTTCAATAGCAGCAGCAATTGTACCATATGGTATAATGTATCCTTGTCTGAACACACCATTTTGTGCATTGTCTGCAAGTCCAAGTTGTAATGATTCCATTTTCTGTGCTAATGTGTTATTGTTAACACTTGCAGTTTCTTCTATGTAAATTACATCTGTAACTTCTGTGAGGTTTGCAGTACTTTTAATAGCATCAATGAATGCCGTTCTTGTATCAGTCTTGATACTGTATACATAGAACTCAGTGTTACCATATTCAAGGATTGCATCTTCAATTACTCTGTAACTGTTATTGAGCCCTTTACCAGTAATGGCTGTGTAGAATGTTTTAAGGTCTGTGAAGTGTGTGACCTTTGCATCCATGTCTGCTATTGCACTACTTGTTTGTACTATGAATAAGGGAATATTTTCCTCCCCATATTCGGCATTTGTTCCAACTGTTTCTGTGAAGTAAACACCTGGAAGCTTGTTGTATGTCATGTTATTTCATGCCTCCATATAAAAAAAAATCTTATTATCTTAAATTATTCTATTATTACTGAAAAAGAGAGTGAAGAAAAATTAGGAGTAATCAGATAACTTCAATACCCCTATTACTCTCATCACCCTCATCATCTTTATCTGTTATCTTACCAAAGCTCACATCCTCAACACGTACACCATGCTCCACCACAGGCTCATAATAATCAGCACTAACACGGAACACACTACGTAACAAAGGAGGATGACGGTCCTCCTCATCCAAATCAAAGGGAGGCTCAAACCGGACAGTATCCCACACAATATGACAAGCCTCCTGCAAAGACTCATACCCTAACTCATCAGGATAAGGACATTTATTCTTCACAGTCCGACCATCCACAACACTACCCGTAAGACAAGACTCACCAGTACTAACACAAACACCATCCTCATACTGTGAACAGTACCTGAAATGATTAGTCTTCTCCATGTAGAAACATTGCATGATCATCTGACTGATTTGTTCCCTTTCAGTCTCCGTATTACACCACAAGTTAACATTAACATTAGCACTGCGATGAAAATACAGTACAGCCCTCCGGTTATCCGTGTCATGATAAGAGTAATTTGTAGTGACACCAGGACTTAAGTCCAATGTTATAACTGGCAGTTGAGGGTTGTTACTGAACTGTTTACGAACTTCAACAATTCTGTCATCATAAGTTATATAGCCTTGCAGTAACTTTACAAGGTATTGTTCAAGACAATTCAATCCTCATTCACCCCTTATAATACTTCTTAAAATATTCCTGAATCTTATTAGCCGGTGCTACAGTAGCAAGTGCAGGTGTGACAAAAGGTTTAGCATCCATCTTACTGGTACCAAACTCTACGAACTGCCAATAATTAGCACTGTTCTTCAACAGCCCTTCTATCATATCCCCACTTAGATTAATTGCCACACTATGTGACCTTCGGAGGTTACCAGTATCCTGCGGTGCAAGTTTCATGGATTCCCTCATAAGGTCATACATGGTTTGTGTAAGTGCACTTCTAAGTGCCAGTCTCATACGAGCTTCACTAAGTTTCTTCTGTAGTGCATCGCTGATTGTGACTTCGACTGTCATACTATTTACCTCTCACGTGCTAAGTGTGCCTTTTTGTAATGGTGGAAGTGGTCATATTCCTTGATGTTACCCAAGATATGATAAGTGTGTCCTTTGTCATCACGTAGTTGATCAGTATCCAATAGTGGAGTGTTCAGGTCTACGTATATTTTGTACAGGTTTTGTAACTCTACACCATAGTCCTTTGCTATCTCTACATTGTTTTCATTCTGAAAGTCTACTGTGATGTCATCAACATACACATATTCTGTTACCGTTTCACCATACACTCCACGTCCATCTTCAAATAGGGAGTAACGGTGTAATGTGGCATTAGGGAATTGTATCATATGAAACACACCCTTCCACTATACTTGTTACGAATCTTCATAACCAGACTGTCAATACTTGTAGTGTCGGTGTTACCATAGTTCATGTAGTAAGTGGTACTGACATCACCCTCAGTAACTCCAGCCACATTCTGTCCTTCACTGTCTTTCACGATACTGACACAGATAGGTAGCATGTACTGTTGAATGTCATCACTACCAAGTCCTACAGTATAAGTGCAGGTTAGTTCCCCACTAACCCGGCCGGGAAGATAAACTATTCCCTCACTGGTTACCTTACGAGGAGTTACCTCCTCACCATCAACCACAAAATGTAAGCTCTCCGGTATTACCGGGTAATCCTCTGTCATGTAAATGTCATCACAAAAATCCGGAGTATAATCTTCTGATTCAGTGTCAAACATGTAAGGCTCATCCACAAGTAATCGTGCCTCAGTTATAATACTTTCAAGCATAGTGTCCGTATACTTCTCACCATCTATGCCATGTGCTATGAGCATGTTTCTGAGGTCGTCAACCATACTCATACATATCCACCACCAAGATATTTATGCGGTGATTTTTTCAATAAGACCACAACGGAATGGAGCAATGTTCATAGCAGTTACGTGAGCACGTACAACAAGGTTTTCTGCAAGGTTATCACTGGATAATACTTTAACAGCTGGCCTGTGTAAGTATTTTACATCAACAGCTGAACTGTCAAGTACTAATAATTTGTGTTCTGCTCCACTGTTTGCGGTAGGCATGTTTTTATCAACAAGTAATGGTACTTCCATACCATCAGGTGATTCAATGGTTGCTACTCTGAAACCAAGTCCAATGTCTACTTTATCATTGTATCTTCTGTATGGTGCTGCGATTGCTTTGAGTTGTTTTGCTACAAAGCTGTCTGTTACAATAGCATCAGGGTGACCGCCCTGGTTATCAATAACCTGGATAAGTATGTCATCAAGTGCTCCTTCGGTTATCTGACCATTTGCATTTGCTTTGTTAGCAGCAGGAATGGTATCCATAATGTTTTTGAAATCATTGGAGTTTTGAGTTCCTGCACCCTGTAAGAGTGTGTAATCAATTTTACTGTTGATTTGTAGGAATGCTCTTGTAACTTCTCTTTCAAGAAGGTTTACTACATCAGTTCCTTCTTGTGCAAGTTCAGAGATGCTGATTCCTTCAACAAGTTCTTTCATTCTGTCTGCTACTTCTGTATAAGTGGTGTTACCAAATTGTGGTATGCTTCCACCTTCTTGGATGAAAGCTGCATCATTGGTTGGTACTTCTTTAAAGAATGCAACATTGGCTGTGTTCACATCTGTACATCTACCTTTACCTTCAAGGAATTGTAGTAATGGACTGTACTGGAATGTTGCCATTGGAATCTCTTCTTCATAAGAAATTCCCATACCTGCTGCAAGGTCTGCGGTTGTTTCTACACTTTTATTCATTGCTTGTGCTAATTGTTCTAATCCGTTCATAAGTCTTCACCTATTAATATTTTTGCGATTTCTCTTGGAGTGTACTTTTTTTGTTCAGTTTTTACAGATTTGCTTTCTGCTTCTTCGTATTTGAATTGGGTTTTTGTTGGTGTTTGGAAGAAGTCTTTGATTTTTTCATATACTGCTTTTTGGATTATTTCTTCTATGTTTTTTTCTTCTTCCTCAGCAGTTTCTTCTTCGTCTTCTTCATCTTCTGGTTTGGCTTGTTCACCTTCACCTTCACCTTCAGCTTTTTCTTCTTCCCCTTCTTCAGGGGTTTCTGGTTTTGCTTCCGGTTCTACTGGTTCCGGTTCTTCTTCAACTGTATCTTCAGCATTTTCTAAAACTTCCAGTCTGCCAATAATTTCATCAAACTTGCCTTCAAACTCTTTACGAAGTACTTCAAGCAATTCCTCTGTCTTCTCATTGAAAGCAGCATTAATCAATTCAACAACTGCTTCTTCCGTAATATATTTTACATCTTCTTCTGCCATCTTTTCCTCTCCACAAATAGTCTGGGATAACTCTGAAAAACTTTTGACAATAGCAACCGAACCCATAGTACCCTGATCACAAGGTATAGGAGTTAAACTAATTTCAGTCAAATTCCAGTTAACAATATTCTCAAAACTGTTATCCTCATAATAAGCTTTACCTGCAATACTCAGGCCAAGCCTTACACCTTCACCTAGCAACTCACGAATAGTATCAGAGAAGCGTTGAAGGATACGAGCCTTAATCTTCACACCCTCATCAACTACTTCAGCTTCCGTGATGACACCAATAATGCCATCAAGGTCAGTGTCATGATCCAAGTGTAAGTTACGATTCACTGCTTGGCTTGCAATTTCTTGCAGAGCATTTTCTGTTACAACATCTCCGACAAGGTCTTTCTGTCCGGTATTGGCAATACCTTCAATATAGAGTACTCCGTCTTCATCAATGCTTTTCACTGTTTCGTTTATTATCTTAAATTTCTTTGTTGTCATTGTTGTTGCACCTCACCTACTGGAATCCACGAACACCGACAATTAGGATGTGGCACCTCAATTTCCAGTGCTTCCTCTATGGGAACACCATCAGGATACTCATCACTACCAAGAGCATACTGTGCACATTCATCACACTGATCCGAACCGTATAGTTCAACCCGGCTGAATCCATCATTACGATAACACTCAAGTGATGCAGTATTCAAAGCCCTTGCACTTTCAGTACGTGCAATCATCACTGCCCGTTCTTCCGGGGATAAGTGGTTGATAGGTTCCAGTTGTATTTTTTCGTATTCTTCTCGTAGGGTACTGCGTCTTGGGTTTCTTCCCTCAGCATAGTCTTGTACGAGCATGCGACGAATACCACTTATCTGGTCTTCGGTGACATTCACTATGAGTTCATAGTTGTAGTCACAGAGCTTGTTAAGTGCTTTTATCTCTGATGGAGTGTATTCCTCCAGATAGTTATCCATCTGAACTTGACGTGCATAGTCATATATTTGTTCAGTGATGTCTGCACCAGTCTCGGCACGTTCCTCAATAATATCCTGCCAACGTCTACGGATACCGGATTCTGTCATGAACTTGGATAACCTGCCTGCCTGCTTGGCAAAGTATTCCTCTGCTTCATCTGTTTGCATCCAGTCAATTGTTGCTTGTAATGTTTCATCAAATGCTCTTGCCATGTTCTCGTACAGGGCTTGTTCATTAATGATGTAATCATCAAGTGTTAACTGGCCGACTGGCTTACGGTTGTCTTTGTTCATCTGTAGTAACCCGCCCATCCATTGGTTGGAAGTTTATCCAAGCCCATATCGTTACGGACTTCATCACGTGTTTTGATACCACTGCTTATGAGTAGCTGTGCAACTTGTGCATCATACATTTCATCAATAACATCAATCGTGCCATAATGGAATCTTTCACTGAATCCATAGTATTTGAGTGTTTTGTTGAATGCATTCTCTATGAGTTTGCTTTCACCCTCAAATGTTGTTTTCCAATCTTTTCTTTGACTGTCACCGGAACCGCTTCCAAGGTTAGCAGTTTCCACTATCCCCGCGAGTTGTGGTGGCACACCAAATGCTTGGATAATATTGTCACGTGCAAATTTCATCATTTCAAGGTAACTCATATCCTTGTTACTGGTACTGGCCTTTTCAACGGTTGCACCTTTAACTGCTATGAGTCCACCCTTATCACCTGCACGTTGTCTTTTCTTCAACAGGTTTAACCTTTTGGTTTCTGCCTTGAAGTTACTGTTACTCATAGTTTCAGGGTAACTGATAATAGTATGAGGATCCAGTCCATCGTTAGCAAGAATATTGTTATTGTATTCTAATGCATTTTCTAGTAGTGCAATGTATGGTGCACAACTATCAATCACACTCACACCCCATGGACTGTTTTCCCTTCTGATGTCTTTACGGCTCATGTGAATGAGCTGGTACGGTTCGTATAAGACTTCCGGTTTTTCCCTTAACTGGTAACAGTCATTCTCATTATTCCACATTATGGCATTGTTGTGAATGTACCGGAACCCGTTAAAGATGCCATAGGTTTTATCCGTACTGACTTCAAAGAAACAATCACCTAGTACCAGTAGGCTATCCCATATCTGACTGTTGATGTCAGCATATGTTGTTTGTGTTTGTGTGCCTTCTGGTGATTCAAAGATTCGTTCCAGGTATTGTTTGGTGGGAAGGTAATCATCCTCATGGGTGTCTGAGTCTATTGTGTATCCACATGCTAGTGCTGTGGTTTTATAGATTTGGGTGCATTTTTTGACGTCTTTGTTGTTTAGTGCGTTGTATCTGGTTAGTGTTGGGTTGTATGTGTGTCTTGTGTGTGCGGTTGTTATTAGGTCTTCGTTGTATTGTGTGTTTTGTGTTCGTAGTGTTGGTAGATGGTCTCTGATGTTTTGTAGTATTCCCACAGTTGCACCTCCTCTTTTTTTTGGGATTATTTTGAAAAAAAAATATAATTTGTGTTTTTTTATGAATTTATTTTTTTTAGATGTACACTAAATCACTATACACCATATCCTCCGAATACAAATGATTCATCACAGGAGCCCTTAATGCATCAGGGTAATGGTCATCCTTTTTCACTGGTTTATCTACACCTTTACTGGCTGCTTTCATATCCCACTCGTAGCCTTGTACTTGTTTGATGGTTTCCTTGCAACTTTCATGTATACGTAGATTATTGTTGTAAAATAGTGTGCTTAGTTCCTGGATACATTCAAGTGTGTCCGGCTTGTAGGTGTCTAGTGTCATCTTGATACGAGGGTCTTTTTCGAGTGCACTGAGTAGACTGGCTGCATCGTGTGAACAGTAGAAAGTGTTATCTTCGGTGAGATGAAACTTTTCTTGTATCTCATATATGTCATCTACTCGTTGTGCATCGGTTTGTGTTACACCCTCCCGTTTAGCATCAAAACCATATTCATAGATTACATCATACGTGTGGTGGTCCTTGTATTCTTTGATGCCTATGAGTGTGTAGCATGTTGTGGTACTGGTACCGTAGTCACTTCCAATTTCAAGGTAATCATACTCACTTAGGTCACATTGACTGGTGTAAATATTTTCATTTGTGAACTGATCATAAATAGCACCTTGACCACTCACCCACTGATTCAAGATATAACGTTTATAGAACACACTATCCCTTGGATACATTGCCTTCAAGTTTTCCACATACTCCCTGCTCAAGTGTGGATTCTCATCCAATAAGAAGTTAAAAACTTTACACCGGCCACTATCCAGTAGCTTCTGATTGTTCACATAATCCTTGTAAATGTAATGATTAGGATTGCTGGGGTTACATGTGCAGAATATCCTTGCACCTTCTAAACTGTTCCTGGATAGTAACATACGGAACCCACTCTCTGGTATGACAGTAGCTTCATCCACCAGTGACCCGCCACATGTAAATCCTTGTATCTTTTCATCAGCCCCTTCCTTTTCAATACCAAATAATGATAAGACATTACTGCCAATGATTATCTCATTGTTACTGTGATTATAGGTGTAGTCAATTTCAAAATAGTTTAACATCTGGGTTAAGGGTTCGATTACATTTCTTTTGATGGTGTTGATGGTTTTACCTGCGATTGCAAAATGAGTGTGTGGGCTTTCACTGATGAATGCGAGGAACTTCATTAGAGCGGTTATGGTTTTTCCGCTCCTGATACTTCCTACTGCTATGTTGAGGAATGCATCACTTCCCCTGATATAGTTTCTTGCAGGTTTGCTTAGTTTTCCGAATTTGAACTCTGCCATTGTAGGTTATACTCCATTAATTATTTTACCAAAGTCTTCTAGTTTCTGGTCATTAACTTCTTTATTGTTTTCCTGTTCGTTTGGTATGAGGTTGTGCCTGGTGTTGATGTAGTATATCTCGGTTGCTTTTCCGTAGCAATGAATATAATCATTGAGTGCTCTTAGTGCTGAGCTACTGTTAAATTTTTCACTTGGATTATGGAATCTTTTCATCACATCTTTTCGTAGTGTATGTAGGTCTTCTAGGAACTCTGCCATTTCTTGTATGCTTGTTTTGTTGAGTTTTTGGAATGTTTGTTCCATTTCTTCTTTTAGTTCTTGTTCGTGTAGTTGGTCGTATTTTTTGATTCGTTCCATCCAGTTGTCTTTTGCACTGTTTTCTTTTAGTGTGGGGTATGTTACACAGTATTTGTTGTTTGATTCTTCCAGGTATTTTTGTAATTCTTTGAGTGTTCGGAATCCTTTTTTTAGCATGATGATTAGTCGGCAGTATGATGCATCGGATTCCCCTGGTATTTGGGGTACAATTTTTCTAATGTTTTGTTCTATCATGTTTTTTTGTTACCCCTTCTTTTGACTTTGGTGTTGATTTGTTAGGGTTGTGTTTAGTATGGGTGTGATTTAAAAAAAATTAGTGTTGTTTTTTTTGTTCTTTATCTTGTTACGGTTAAGCAATAATGTAGGATAAAAACAAGTAAGGGGGTGTTTTTTTGAACATTGTTTAGGTGTTCTTTATGATATAGGGGGGTTATTGTTGGGGGTGTTTAGTATTTTATATTTTTTGTTATGTTTTTGTTTAGTGTTTTGTTTTATTTGTTGTGTATTGTGTTATTGGTGTTCTGGTTTTTTGGTGTTTGTGGGGTTGGGTTTGGGTGTGATGTTGCAGTGTTGTGCTATGTGTCCTGTTATTTGTACTGCGTGTGCCCATGCTATTCTGTCTTTTTCGTGTTTTATTTTTGTGCTGTTCAGGTAGTTTTGGTGTTGTTTTTTTAGGAATTGGTGTGCTAGTATTAGTTCTTTGTTGTATTCCTGGTTGTTGTTTGTCATTGTTGTTTACCTTTTTTTGTGGTTTTCTTTTTCCGGGTGGTTGTGAGTAGTTTTTCTGCTACCATGTTTAGTGGGTAGGGTGCATCGTTTTTGTTTATGGTTGTTTGCATTTGGCCTTGTGTTAGTGTTAGTGTGTTGTCTTGTATCCTTGTTATGCTGTATGGTAGTATTGTTGTGTTGTTTTTATTTGTTATTGTTATTGTGTCAGTTTCTGTGTTGTTGGTTATTTTGTTTTCTTGGTATTGTATTGTTTTTGTTTTTGGTTTCATTCTTTTATTTCCTCCAGTAATAGGGTAGTTAGTTTTTTATCATTTTATGGTTATTTGTATTCCCCTTGTTATTGTGCCCAGTACACGTACAAGCAATAAAACAAGGATCCAATCAGGAACACGAATATTATATCAGTCAATGTTACTATCATTTCATCACCAGTTCAAATAATGCTGTTAGAAAACTTGTTACTGCTACTGATCCTATTATGAATAGTATTTGTTTGTAGATTTCTAAGCGTCGGTCTATGTTGTCTACTCTTTGTTTGTGTATGGTTGCTACTTCTTTTAGTTTGTCTATGCAGTGTACTTTTTCTTCCAGGTTCTTGGTTTGTTCTTTGAGTTCTATTATGTTCCGGTTTTGAGTGTTGTTGTTTTCCTGCATTACTCGTAGTGTTTCAAGTACTTGGTTGTGACTTGTCTTGTATTCCTGTTCTATTCGTATCTGTCCTTCTCTTAGATTGTTTTCTAGTTGGTCTAATCTGTAGTCAAAGAACCGGTAATCTTCGGCGTGATTGTTTGTGTTAGTTGTGGTGTTGGTGGTTGTATTGTCATTGGATTGTATGTGTGTTTGGTCTCCAATTTCTTGTGACATTTACTCCTCCTGTTCAAGTGTTTGCTGTTCTATTATTTCGCTTTGTTTTTCTGTGAGTGTTTTCTGTGAGAGGAATCCTATTAGTCCGGCGACTATAACATCTAGTATGGTGTTGTTTTGTGTGATTACGGCTCCGACTGCTATGATTCCAAGTATGATTATTATTAATTGTTGAGTGTTAGTATTCAATCTTGTTTCCCTCCAAATTAAAAGAAAAAATGCTCTTTTTTATTGTTTGTTTTTATTTAGAAATAGGAGTATGGCAGTATTTAATTTATTCTAAAAATTGTTTTATTTTTGGAGGTTAGGGGGATTGTTGATGTGGGGAATCGAACCCCAAGTGATTATATATTAAAATTATTTATCATTTTTTGAATTTATCCAATATTGTAAACGTTTTATAATTATTTTGATAATTTTAAACTTAATAATTTTGAAATTATTACAATTTAAAAATTCCTTTCATCAACAGATTAATTATATTTTGGGTTGTGGTGGGAATCGAACCCACATATGTTAAAAATTATTCATTCCTCATTGTTTTAACCTTTAACCCTTTCACAACCATTCTAGTATAAAGTGAGGGATAAAGTGGGGGGTTATTGGTCATGCCTGGAATCGAACCAGGAAACGAATAATATATGGAAATGTGTAACTATTGGAATTGTTGGAAACATATCATTAAAATATTTGAACACTGTTACACTCTAATCCTATTTTTAGAGTTGAATTTAAATACTTATTAATTGTATTGCATATTCCTTCCATGACCACAAGCATAACCAAGATAAAAAAAAGAAGAATAACAGATAATAACTCCTATAAGTGTAACAGTAAAACCCTTTTCTTTGAGAGGAATTTTTTTACTCCATACTGGATCCACACCCAACAAAGCACTAGGCTGGGAAACCCACACACCATGTAAAACATCAGATTATGGATTAAAAGAAAATAATTCTATTTGAACAATTATTATTTTGGAATAAATAAAACCAGAGTGACAAAGGAAAAAAAACTTTATAATCATTTATTCAAAATAATCATTTCCCTTCAATTTTACACGCTATTTCTCATTAATCACCATAATCCAGTTGCTTAATCCGCAATGGAGCAGGTTATTTTTCCCACATGATTGATAGATATATAATATAAATAACATTAATTTCTTTGACATTTGGTTTTGCACGTAATGGAATCTAATCCCATAAATAAACCATTGGATAACAAGGGAACCGTTTATTTTTTGTCAATCCCCGGTTTTTATTATTCCATAGGGGTATGGATACTTATTTTATACTGGCACTTGAAGTTTGACTCTCCCAACATCATTTTAGATTGCCAGTTATTTGATTAATAAATTATCATTATTCTATATTAAATGAGTATCCCCAGTTTTATCCTGTTATCTTTTGGAATATCAGATTACCATTGTGCTGGTATTGTACTGTATATTACCCGAATAAAATTATCATCATTCTTCTTTTATTATTATGGTTATAAACTAATTTTTTTCTACAATTTCTTTTAACTAAATGAAAATTTTAAACATTCCCTAATTTATTACCAAAGGGTATTTTCTTTTTGTTAAATAATTTTTTTAATATTTGACTTTCTGGTCCTGAGTGGATTTACACCACCAGTAATGAGCATTACTCCATTAGAATGCAGGACCACATACTACAAAATGAAAAGGAATTTAGAAGATAAAAAAGAAAACTGGAAAAAATTAAGAGGAATCGTTCACACCTAAATGGGAATTATTTATAAAAAAACTTGTCATAGAAAACTTATTAGTGTCACAATACTCCACACATTTTTACATATTTTGGTAATACTCGTTGCTTTAACAATCCAGTGTGTTAAAGTCTTTTTCCCAAATTAGAAGTTATCTCTTTTATTTTAGTTCAAAAATAATTTATCCTGCTTAAAATATTAAAACTAATAAGGAGTAAAAAAATAATAATCACTTACAAAGATATAATGCATTAATCACACTATTGAAACAATATTAAATCTTAAAGTTTATCAAAAGTTTTTATTACTTGAAGAAAAATCATGTGTGGATCAAACATCCAATTAAACATGTGACTACCAGGATTCCCCTGTGTTGTATTACAGTAACTCATCCAATTCTTTTTATTATTCCCAAATGATTTCAAACATAAATAATAGACACGGAAAAGTATTCCACCCTAATATTATTCCCAGAATCTTTTTTTTATCATACACCTTCATTTAACATTTATTTTATCCTTAATTCAAGGCATTATAAAGGGATTATCCTCTTTCAATAAACATATTTGAAAGAATTAATTGATGGTAATAAGGAAACCAGGAAACACCAACCCACATACAGGAGGTGACAACAAAACCAAACCACACCCTGTGCAATATGTCTCATCGTGGATGGAATCATGCTGGAACTGATTCCCCTTACACTCAGGACACACTGCAACCTTTCTTTTATGGTCGGCCATAAATGATTACCCCATTACAATACATACGGTTAAGCAAAAACAATACGATAAAAACAATATATAGAAAAAAAATAGAAAAAAAGTATGGGGGGGGGGTTATGATATTTCTATGGTTCTTCTCTGTTTTGGTTTGAAATGATGACACTCATCTGATCGTATCATTTCTTCTGGGTGGAAACATGTTATTGTTTTGTATCCGAGCCAGTCCCTTGTTACTGTGGAATGGTCACAGTTTTCACATCCAATAGATATTCTTGGACTAATCTTAATTGAATCCATTTATTATTTCACCTTCACATCTTCCCATTCTTGTGTAAGTAATTCTTTGTTTTTGTTCATTCCACATCATCACACAACCTCAAACTCCCTCTATGTATTTTTGTATTTCTTCTAGTCTGCACATACTGTCATTAGCACAGGAATAGATTAACTCTATACCCCCATAATCAAAGTCATTTTGAGTACAACCTGCAGTCATTTCCATTATTATTGTTAGGTTAGATAATACTCTTTTCCATTGTTGTTCAATGTATCTCTTTTTGTCATGATGTTTGTAGTCTTTACAATCTTTCTTATTTTCCTTGATTGGTTCGAGTGTTAAGTGACAGTAATGATATGCCTTATCTCTTTCATCATAATCTGTTATGTTAAAATAACAAGTTTTACAACTATTCATACTCTTTCTCCTTTCCTTTAATTGTGGTGCAGTTTCGTATTATTTCATCTATTACTTTTACATCGAGTATATAGTTGGATTCTCCTCCGAAACATGAGCCACACCAGTCTGTGTCTTTATTCGAGCAAGTGTCACAGTCCATTTCTCGTAGTTTTATTAATTCTGTTTTGAGTTTTTCTTTGTCTACTTCGACTATAACGGGAATTTCACTAATCATTCTACTTCCTCTTTTGGTTT